CAACATGCCGGGCAATACTGCACCGGTATGCCAGCCCTTGCGGCTAGGACGCATAAAGCTATAGTTATTTTTTAAACTGGATTCTAATTGTATACGCAACAGGTCTTGCCAACGCATCTTGGGAGCAGTAAAGTTATTAATAAGACGTTTGATACCGCTCGGGACGTTACCTGCGCCTGCCGCTTGAGCACTTTGCAGGATAGCTTCCTTCATTTCATCACGCATTTTCTTAGCAGTCTCTTCGTCAATCTTAATGCCACTGGACTTACTCTTGCCGTCACTGCCCTTGCCATCTTCGCCTTCTTCACCACTGCCGTCCATGTGCATGTCCAAAGTAACTTGTATCTTAACAGCGTTCTTAAACAAGTCGTCATAGACTTCTTCTGTGGTCATGTCACGGAATTTAGGATCCCACAGGATTGGCACCTTAGTAATCTTCTTACCAACATTGTTTTGGATAAGCATGTCGTTGATAAGATAGTCACCTGCCATGTTCCATAACTGTGGATCTCTATCTCCACGACGTCCCATGTGGTCATAGACAATGTGTCCGACTTCGTGTCCAAACAAGAACACTAGTTCTTCATCGTCTAAACTTTCAATAAACTTTTCGCAATAGTAAAAGTGGCGACCATCTGTGGCGGCAGTTGTCAGCCAGTCACTGTTCTCTACCAATTTAAGACGAGTTGCTAAGTTACCCCAGAAAGGATGTTTAAGCAACATCTTAACACGGGCTTTAGTAAGTCTATCTTTAGTTGTAAATTTCATATTGTGCTCCTGTATGTATCTATTATACACTTAACTTTATTTAATGTCAATTAAAGTCCGAATTTTAAACGGCAAAGAAAAGCTGACTCTGGTTCTTTAAACCAAATGGTCTTGGTACCCAATGGTGCATAGTAATGCAAGGGTTTGATACTCATTGATCTGCACCATTTGATTAACTCGTTTCTTGTTCGACCATCTGTGTAGTCTATCTCCGACCAAGTAGTCCTTGCAAGGTCAAAATAGTCAATGATACTGTCTCGTGTAAGTTCACCTGGACCAAACACACTTCTAACATAATCCATATTACCGTAGACCAATTCTAACATTTCAGACCGGAAAGGGATACCCCTTTCCTTGTCTATAGTTATATATTCCAAGTGAGCCTTGAGCTCGTCTTCAATATCAATTGCTGACATCCACTACCAAGTGAGCATAGCGTTTGAAGAAGTCCGGGAAGTTCTTCAACTTCTTGTGGTCAAAGGGCAAGTTATAGTTCTTAAGTGCTGTATGAGCACCCATAATAACCATCTCTGCCTCAAAATTATCCATCATAAACTGGATAAAGTTCTCACAGTTAGTATGCCAAGTATTTAGGTTACCTGACTTCTTAGCACTCTCGTAGCCGTCTTTCAACTCGTAGCACATACCAGTTGTCAAACTATACATAGCACTAATTTCTTTGGTCTTCAACTCTTTAACTTTACCTGACAGCACGTCTGTAGGAGTAGGCAAGTCTGCGGCAATCTTACGATGAGCCATAAACTTAATTGCAAGACCTTCACCAACACAACCTGCTACAGTATCCGTCTGCTCGTTGTCTGTCATGTCGTCGTCAAGCAAGTCGCTGACGAACATCCAACTACGTGGAGTAGCAAAACTGCGGTCATGTACAGTGGGATCAAAGTTGTACAGGTCTGCTTTTTGGTAGTTTAGGTAACCTACCACGTCTGGGTGGATACGGTTTTGTAGTGCCCAAACATTCCAGTCTGCAAAGTCTACACGAAGTTCAAAGTGAACAAAGCGGTTAGCCAATGGAGTAGGCATACGATAAGTAACACCTTTGTCTGTCATACGGTTACCAGCCGCCATAATAACTACATTGTCTGGCAGTTCATATGTGCCTACTTTGCGGTTAAGGATAAGTTGGTAAGCCGCGGCCTGTACAGCAGGAGCCGCACCTGCAAGCTCGTCCAGGAATAACACTACCACAGGATGCTTGGAGGCAAACTCTTTAGTAGGCAACTCTGCTGGAGGAGCCCAGCTCATTACATTTTCTTTTGCGTTATAATAAGGAATACCTTTAATGTCTGTAGGTTCCCACAAGTTTAAACGAACGTCAACGAGTGCGCCGCCCATTTCATCTGCCAACTGAGCGGCAAGGTCGGATTTACCTACGCCCGGAGGACCCCAAAGGAATACTGGACGCTTTTTCTTCATAGCATGGCGAACGAGACGCTTTGCTTCTGTTATCTTTACTGTACGGGGTTCGCCGACTCCGCCTTTATTTACTTTTGCCATTTAGCATACTCCTATAAATGTTTTGCTATGTGTCTATTGTAACGTCAAAACTATTTAATGTCAATTAACGATTCTTTGACATAGTGTGGATTAGACCTGTCTTAGTGTATGTGATAGTGCCGCCAGTTGAACTACGGACTTGGTCACCGACTTTAGGTGTTGTTACAGGTTGTGTCATTTTATTTCTTTACTACGTTTTTAAATTCTTTGTCAACATAGAACTGGATTAGTTCTCGTTGGATTTGTGTGATCAAGTCACCGTGAGCGTCGTTAAGTACAAACCGCACAGGACAATTACCCCATTTGCGGCTTGCGTTAAAGTCGGCAAACCATTTGCGATGTTCTTTATTGTTAGCATTAAACACCATAAATTGGCGACCATGCAACTGCAATGTGCTCATTATGATTTCCTAAAAAGAAGGATTGGGCACACTTCTGTGCCCATCCTAATTACTTGCCTGCTACTGCTACGAGGTCTTCCGCTGTGACGTCTGTGTCAGCAGGGATAGCAAAAAGGCTATTAGCCTTAACGTGCGCCAGTGCGGCATCTTTAGTCATTGCACTAGGCAACTCGAACAGTTCCACATTAGTGTGACCATTCTTGACCAAGTTCTTAATACGACTAGCAAAGTCGTTGGCAAAACGAACTTTAGTTTTGCCATTAAGTGTTGAAACGCCAACTACTGTAAAAGTTTTAGATGTAGCCATTTTAGATTCTCTTTCTCTGTGTGTAAAAACATGTGTACGGTGAACCATTCACCGTATCACTATTGTATGCTCAATCACCTTTTGTGTCAATTACTACTTTTGCCAATTTTTTACGGTTGTAAACTTTTTGGCTAGCAACGACCTGCGGGCGATAAGCACCGTTATGAAACAAGAACTCAGCACGGCGTTTCTGTTTAGGAACTTTAGCAGTAATGATTTCTCGCTTCATAATTCTCTCCATTAAAGTGTTATTATAACACCAAAATTATTTTGTGTCAAATTTCTCTAGCATCTCTAGGATGGCACGGTCTGCGTCATCAGTGTGAGCAACGTCATCGTCCAGTGTCAAAGAGTGTACAGCCAATCGAGAAAGTTCAGTTTGGATCAGTTTCATAGCATACGCCATGTTAACTTGATCAGCCCATTCGCACCAATCTCGAATAGTGTCCTTGTCAGATTGCATAAAAAATTCTAAATTTTCTTTATCAAATTTGTTCATGATGTTTAAGAATTAATTGTTTCAAATGGGCTTAGTTCTTCTTGTTCGATTTCCTCAAAGACCCAAGTAATAGGAATTTCAAGTTGGCGAGCAATAGTCACTGGCAAATAACCAGCTTCTAGCATATCTTGTATATCAAATGTAAGTTCTGACATTCTACTCATAATTTTTCCTTAATAATCGTATTCGTAAAACTTAACATTGGGATCCAACTGGCGAAGTTGTTTTGCGGCAGAATTCAATTCTTTCCAACGACGGTTAACTTCTGTGCGTGGTAGTTCACCATCGCAGGTCAAGTTCTCTGGGCTAAGAGCGGAATCAATCATATCTGCTACTTTTTGGCGGCCAGCGGCAGTAGTGATTTCGTATTGAGGACCTTTGAAGATAGCGTTCCAATGATTCTTCTGGTCGATAAATTTTTGAAGTGCTTTCATGTTAACTCCTTGTTGCGATAATGTATTATACTGCCAAAACCAATTTGTGTCAATTAGTCCATTCGTGAACCAGCATAAACTTGCATGGCTGGGAAAGTATTTTTCATCACTGCTACGAATGCTTCTGCACCTGCTTCTTTGGCAGAAATGCTTTGTGTAAAAGACTGACTTGGATCCCAAAGTTGGAGACCACCGCTGTAAGATTTACTAAATCCGTTGGCTATCAGCGCCTTGCCCAATTTGGTTGAACCTTTTTCAAATACAGTAACCCAAGCAAAACCGCAGGCATCACGATCACCATGTTTAGCCAGAAATTGTTCCGTCTTACGACGAGCTTCAACTCGGCCTTGTGAAACAGCGGCTTCAACTAACTCTTTAAGATCTACTGACATTTTGAACTCCTGTTTTGTTTAACGATAATGTATTATACTGCCAAAACCAATTTGTGTCAATTACATTGACCAATACGTTTCGCTGGCAGGATTGCAAGCCCAAGGAGTGTCCCGGTCAATCTGCACATCCGCACCAGTCATCAAATTCTTCACTGTCTTCATTGTGGGGTGGCATTCAAACCTCCAGCCCCGGGTTGCAGGGTAAAGGTTGTAGAGTTCATTGCACTCACGGCGCATGCCTGCTTCGTCGCGGTCTCGCCACACTGTGGTGCTAATCAGGCGCTCACCTGTTTTAGCACGACGATCTTTTTTGTAGATGTACATGGTGTAGTCTTGTTTCATTTGGGGCTCCTTTTTGCTGTTGATGTGTTTATTATACAACCAAAACCAATTTGTGTCAATTAAAGGCTTTGACTAAACCGATTACGCATACAGAAATGGCTACGACATTGACCAACATCTGTGGTTTATTTACTGTACGATATGCCCAAGCGGCAAAGCATAGTCCACCTAGTAATCCGCACACAGGATCTAATCCCAATTCTCTAAAGAAGTTCATCAGCACATACATCGCAAGGATGAAAAATGTACCCGTCCATTGTAAGATATTGTTTACTTTTTCTTTGTTCATAACGTGATTATACACTCAAAATCAATTTATGTCAACAAATGAAAAATGGGCAATTAAGCCCATTTTTCTCTGTATGCTTGCATGGCCTTTTCACGGGCCAGCGCCAACCTTGTTGCTACATAATCACTGACTTCATCATCGTCTATGTCGACAAGTCTGGGTCTATGATAGCCACGATGAAATTCTACTTCACTTTCAAAGTTGTAGCATCCGCCATCTAGCTCAAAATTACTTGGCTGGAGTTGCGGCAGGCTTTGCAGGAGCCTTTTCGTCTGCTTTGACAGCAGGTGCTGATGCAGGTGTAGCACTTTTAGTGTCGGCTGGCTTACCTGCCTTTGCTTCGGCTGCTTTATCAGCTTTTGTCTTTGGCTTGTCAACCTTGGGCATTTCCTTAGGTGTAGCAGGAGCGGCAACTGCGGCAGCAGGCTTCTTAACTTCTTCTGTCTTGGCAGGTGCTTGTGCAAAAGCGGATGTTGCGGCAAATGCAACGATTAGAGTAGCGATAAGATTTTTCATTTTAAGTTTCCTTTTGGTTAATGAATTGTGGCGACATTTTTGTCCCTACATATATATAACGCGGCAGCTCAGTATTTCGTTGACATCTTTTTTAATTCTTCTTGCCAAATTGTATCTTCTGCTTGTAATAGTCTCGCCATTTCTTTACTTGTGATATGAACAAGTAATGCTCTGCGTGGAACATCAGTGTTATTTGGCATTGTGCTGTGAAGTGTGCGAGGATGGTAAATTAGTGCGTCACCCGTCGACATTTTGGGTTGTTCGACTCCTGCCAAAAACTCTTCATTGTATTTTCCAGCATAGCTGTCTTTGACCACCCAGCGAGTATTATGACTGTTTGGCAATAAGCCGGTACCACCATTCTTTGATGTAAATTCGCACAGTGGTAGAATACATTGTACACCTAATAATTCATTTTCGTTCCACCATTTGGGAAAACGATATGGACTGTCTATATGCGGTTTAATATGTGTATTACCTGGTTCATTGGTAATAATGTCTGCAATATATGAATCGGGTTTGTCAAAAAGTATCCCGACGGTATTGATAAGTCGACGAGTAACTTCTTGAACCTCTGGCCACCCGCTTAGTTCTTGGCTCCACCAAACAGCCAAGTCTTTACATTCTGCTACTTTATCAGCAGGGTAATACTTGTGGTCCATGGCATGGCCACGATGCGGAACTAGCAATTCAGTTTTTTTATTAATGTTATCGATAATAGTAGGATCTACTATATCTTTGAAAACCTTGTAGCCAATACCACAAAACAGTTCATTGAGCTGTTGTTTGTTCATAGTAGTATTTAACAATATTTTTAAATACAAATTTCATTTTTGCTTACTAAATAAATTATAAGATTATTTACCAAGTACTGTCAATGATAAACAAAAATTTAGGATACTATGTATGCAACGGGCAAGAATTCTCATCTAAGATAAAAGCATTATTATATAGCAATGAAGTAAATGAACCCGCCGAATGGATGTTCAATGATGAAATTTTTAAATCATATAATTGGAAAATAGAACCAGAAGAAACATTAGATGAGTTATATAATCGTCGAGCAAGACAATTAAGAAATGAATACGATTATGTTATATTGAGTTACAGCGGCGGCGCCGATAGTCACAATATTTTAATGAGCTTTGTGCGCCAAGGTCTACACATTGATGAAATACTTGTTAACCATTTTGAAAAAGCAGCTGGAAAATTCGTCGATTTAAATCCAGCAAATAAAGACGCGAAGAATGCCAATGCTGAACATTATCTGCAGACCCTGCCTAGATTAAAAGAGATTTCACCTAAAATACCCAAAACAAAAATTACCTTGGCAGACATGAGTGACCATCTCTTTGGATTAATGGAGAACACCGGAGATGCTAGTTGGATTCTTAGTAAAAGGGAAGGACTGAACCCAGCCGGTGCAACACGATTTAACTATTTGTATCTCACTGAAGTCCGTAAAAGATTTGACAAAGAAAAAAGCGTGTGTATGATTATAGGTGTCGAAAAACCTAAAATAATAATTCCCACAAAAGGTCCTTATAAAGATCATGTGATAATGAATTTCATTGACAGGTCGGCAAATCAACAAACTGTTTCAGAACATTTAACAGATTATAATAACAGTACAGCTGAATTTTTTTACTGGAGTCCAAATTGTGTGCCTTTATTGATTAAGCAATGCCATGTCATTAAAAAATATCTAGGCGCCAATCCAGAGATGCAAAAATTTTGGCATCTAGAAAATAATACATATCAAGTCTCGAGGCTAATTCATGAACCAATATTGAGAAGTTTATTGTACAGCACATGGGATGCATCTTACTGGCAAGCAGATAAATCAACGTCTGATTGGTACAGTGAATTTGATATTTGGTTTAAAGATGGATACTCTAATTCAAAAGCAGTTAATGTTTGGCAAGAAGGTGTGGATTATGTAAGTTCCAAATTATCGAACCATGTTCTTGAAAGCGGGGATGGATTAAAACGATTTAGAAAATATTATGACGCCGGCCTACTTCCTGGATTGTTGCCAGAATAGATGCCTAACTCTGTCAAAAAATACTATATAGGAAATTTAACTACAGATGAACAAGACACTAGGATATTATTCGTGTAACAATTTAGAATTTGATTCTAAGATTAAAGCATGTGTATATGCTTCCCAAGTAAATAAACCATTAAATTGGCATTTTAATAACGAAGAATTTAACAGATTTGATTGGACTATAGAGCCGGAAGAAACACTGGATCAACTGTATGACCGACGATCCAGGGAAATTCGTGAGAAATACGATTATGTTATTTTAAGCTATAGTGCAGGTAGCGATAGTCACAACATATTAGAATCATTTTTGCGGCAAGGACTGTTAATTGATGAGGTAGTTGTTAATCACATGTCCAAAGCTAATCGCTTAACTGTATTAGATACTAGTATTCGAGGAAGTTGGAATGCAAGCGCAGAATTTGAATTACAAACTATCGGCAGGTTACAATATATAAAAGATCAAAGTCCTAAAACTAAAATTACTGTATTAGATTTAAGCGATAACGTTTTTGATACTTTGAGAAAAGCAGGAAATGCGTCATGGGTAGAAACTAGTCGTGAGCCATTAAATGTTAGTGGTGCAACTCGTTACAATTACACATATTTTAAAGAAGTAAGAAATCAATTCGATCGTAGTAAGAGTATATGTGTAATATTAGGAATAGAAAAGCCTAGAACTTACATAGAAAAGAATAAATTCTATATACTATTCAGCGATAAGAGTGCTAATATTGCCAGTGCAAGCGACCATTTGATTGAATATGATAACGCTACAGTTGAGTATTTTTATTGGGCACCAAGCGCATTGCCAATATTGTGCAAGCAGGCGCATGTTATTAAAAAATGGTTAAGAGTATATCCCCAATATCAACCACTATGGAGCCCTGTTGATTTGATAGATTTGTTTACAAAACACCGACTGATACACGAAAGGATGTATAGAAAAATTATATACACAACGTGGAATGATTCCTGGTATCAAGCAGATAAGTCTACAAAAGATTGGAACAATGAATTTGATGACTGGTTTTCTTCACTATACAACGACACTCCTGAGTTTAAAATATGGCAAGAAGGAATAAATTATGTTGCAGAGAATGCAAAAAACTATGTTGTGACAGGCAAGCGTGATGGAGTAGTTAGCGGCCTCACAACTTTTTCAAATAAATATTTAATAGGAAACATGAATGAAAACATTTAAAACAATCGTGGCAATTGCCACATTAGCAACTGCGGCAGCGGCATCAGCAGCCGAAACTATTTCTATACTATGGGGATTTAACATTTCCTCAAATCAAGCACTAACATTAAGACACATCGCAGAAGATGCTAATAAGTCTCAATCAAAATACAATTTCATTATCGAATCTAAATCAGGGGCCGGCGGCAGCATTGCTGCCAATCATGTGTTACAGAATCCGAATAATACCGTAGTGGGGATGAGTTCTAGTTTCTTTATTAGACCGTCAGCAGAAACGACAGGTATCCATGACTTAGATAAATTTAAGCCAGTATTAGTGCAAGGCGGTGGCGCCCCTTTGGCTGTAGTTAGTAAAAAATATAAAAATATAAACGAGTTACTTCAGCAACCCAATCCAAGTATTGGTATTAGTGGCATAGGCGGCATATCTGATATTTTAGCTAGAATTCTTAAAGAAAAGAATCCTAACTTAGTCATTGTAAATTTTAAAGGTATGGTCGATGCTACAATAGCGGCTGCAGGCGGGCATGTAGATGCCGCAGTAACCTTTGTCATAGATGCTAAACCCATTATTGATGCTAAAGAAGTTTCAGTAATTGGATATACCGGTGTTCGAGATTTAGAAGAGTTCAAAGGACTACTCCTGACTAAACAAGGCATATCTGGAGTTGATAAGTTAGTGGCTAATTATGCTGTATTTGCATCTAACGAAATGCCCGTTGACAAATATAACGAAATTAATAAAATTTTAGCAAAGTCTACAGTTAGTAGCAAAGCATTAGAAGCATATCAAAAGGATTTAATTACACCAACTACTCTTTCAGTAGCAAAATACAACGATTGGTATATTAATGAAAGACAATATTGGAAGGAAATTGTAACTAGATTGATTAAAAATTGACGGTATAATAAGGCTCTGGTCTATAAATATGATTGTGTGGGAAACTGCTTGTTTCCATTTATAAACACAAATCTAATAGAAATGAAAAAATTAATCACTGCATTAAGTTTGCTATTGAGTCTAACGCAGGCAATGGCAAACAACATAGAGTTAACCGTTCATCATGCACCTGGCGGTCCGAGTGATGCTATTACCAGATTTATTGCCAAAGATTTACCTAATAACTATGTTGTTCAAAATCGACCCGGTGCTCAGGGTAGGATTGCAATGAAACAAGTACTCAAAGGCGAAAGTGTCATTACCGCCACAATGTCACAGATATATGTAACTAATCCAATGATTTTTAAAGACTTGGAATATAATCCAGAACGAGATTTAGAAATATTGGCCACGGTGGCAATCATGCCGAATCTTCTTGTCTGCGGCAAGAATGTAGGATTCAAGAACATTGATGATTTTGTAAAATACAACGGCAAGACTTTGAGCTTTGCTGTTAACGGTTACGGCAGCAATGAACACATTGCAACCGAATCCTTGTTAACGAAATTAAAGATGAAACATTTAATTATTCCATATGCTGCCGGCGGCAACAGAGGAGTAATTGATGTGTTGGCAGGAAATGTTGATTGTTCGTTTGCAAATTTGGCCGCCATAAAAGGCTTTATTGGCGATAACAGAATTAATATCTTATTGAGCAGTCATGATATTAGAATTAAAGGAATCCCGACATGGGACACACAATTTAAAGAATCATATCCGTATCAAAGCTATATTTGTTTAGTCGTTGCAAAAACGATGTCCGGCACCAATAAGAAAAAAATTGTCGATGATTTAAATAAAGTTTTTGCAAACAAGTCATTTAGGGAATCCGCGTTTAACTTGGGATTACTTCCAGTAGCAACGTCTGAAGTATGGTCAACTAATGCAGTATTAAAAAGCAATAGACTGCTTGAGTATTTTATAACCAACAATAAATTAAACATAAGTCAATGAAGAATATTATGTTAAAAGTTTGTCAATATTCGAGTTATTAACGACTCGATATGAAAAAGACATTAAAAACGCTAAAAAATAAATTTAAAGATAAATAAAGTAAACATATTCTAGGAGACAATTATGTTCAAATTCACAGTCACCACTGTAAGACCAACTGCAAATGCACCATTTTTTATTCATACGGCTGTGGGTCAAGTATACCAAGAGCTAATGACACAGGCGAAACAACAACGTCCCCAGGTTGCCGGGCCCGAGCGCCTTATTTCGTTCGAAAGAACCGAGTCAGAAGACGGCTTAACACTGATATCTGCTTACAGCTTTAACTCGGCCGAAAGTAAGATGAACTATTTTGACGAAGAGGCCGCCATAATCGCCGCCCAAGGCATGACACCATTCAAAGATACTCGTGATGAATACAACTTATTACATGGCCACGCAATTACAGTTGAAAATGAAGTTGTATAATTTATCATTTATTGGACCATAAATTTATATCGCCCGAATATAATGTAAACTCGAACGCATCCATTTCGCTGAACAATACTAATTGACGTTTGCTCAGGTAATATGGCCAATCCATGCGTTCGTCTAATAACAGTAGAGTCTTGTTTAATACTCTATATTCTTGTTTGAATTTTATTGGATACACTCGCCATAGACTTTTAGCCAGTTCAAAACCTGTACTGGTAAATCTGGTACCCTTGACATTTTTAAATATTTGAAAGAACTCTAATTCTTGTCCTACGGACTTTTTAAGTTGTTCGAATATTGCTTCACTTAACTGCTTTTTTGACAAGGTCTGACTCATTGACTAAAGACCCTTCTTTTAATTCTACTACAATAAAATCCGAACACTTGAACAACTTGTTCATTTTTTCCATTAGATTAAATGCGTGTCCTGAATTACTAAAGCTAACCTTCTTGTACTTTGGCCCGGGATAATCCTGTAAGCTGTTTAGGAATGTACGAAGATTAAAAGGCCGGCCTTTATAAAATACTGCATAGATAGCATCAGCTTCTAATACTTCTTCGCTCTTATATGAGCTAGGATCCACGTGTGTTAATAATATAGTAGGTTTAGGTCTTGCCATTTAATGTTCTCCGATATATTATTTATCAGAAAACAGGTTATATACTATTTTAACTATCGTCTTCGTCTAAAATTACGTCTTTTTTCTGTCCTAAAACAACTTTTAGATCCATTTTAGTTTTAAAAGGTCCCACATATACATTAGTCTTAACAGTGGATAATCTAGGACATAAACTAGTACACCAACCATTTTTAAATCTTAATCCATACCAACCCGCAACGTGTGTGCTTTTACTTTCTGCTTTTTTAGTAAATGTCGGAAATCCGTCGATCTCTTTTACATTAAAGACTTCTTCTTGGTCTGTTGGGTAACTCATGACCTCAAGATGTCCGCCATGCGTTAAATCGCGTACGACAAACTCAATGCCAAGATCTTTGAGATCGTTGGCACTATACGCCACTATGTCTTTGCGTTTAAGATTAATAGTATAGTTATTATCTTTAAAGTTCATCATGCCAACCCGTTTGGCATTTTCTTCTAATATCCAAAACTTATCTTTAATTACACTTTTTGCTAAAATCATTGGTATGTTGCTCCGAGGTATTCGCCATGATCTGTCATTTTATCTGCGATAGTGACAAGATTCCATTTGCTACAAAACTTAACAAAGTGTAAGCCCACCGACTGTACCCTTTGTTTATTAACGGATTCGCTAATAGTTGTGTCTAACGCTAGTTTAATATCTTCTGGCTGTTCTGTCAAGTCAATTAGCATCTTATTATGCAAATATCTATCACGAACTCTGTGTTCGACTTTATTATGGTCAACCCAACGTTGCAACATCATCATATTCCAATTTAAGCCTTTGTTTTCTCTATCAGCAAACGCTTCGCGTAGTCCAACTTTATTCTTAGTGCCTTTTTCACGCACACCTGGATAAGCAGAAAAGACATTGTCACTGCTGTCACCACGCATACATTTTTCGAACAATAACCATTCTGGATCAGGCGGCGCCAGTTCTTCTTTAGTTTTCTTATCTTTAATGCGGCGCCCTTTTTCATCAAAGATGCCTTCAACGGTAATTAGTTGTTTACTAATGCCATTGAACTGACGAACGTTTGAAGAAAGTAATTGGTAAAAGTCGCTGTCACTGCTGACAATCACATGTTCATCTTCTGGATGATTTTGAATAAAGCGAGCAATGAAATCATCAGCTTCACAGCGTTCATGCTGTAGAACAGTACAGTTAGATTTGGATGTGAGATAGTCTTTAAACTCGTCGAATGCTTGCCAAAAGATTTTATCTTCTTCTGCTTCTTTAGGACTCAGTGCCATACGTGCCGCAGTACGATTTGCTTTATAGTTTTTATCAGCATCTTTGCGCCAGCTTCGACCCTCGAGGCAGACAACAACGTGGCTACCTTTAAAGTCACGCCATACTTTGTTAATGCTGTTAAACATAATGTGGTAAGCCATGCCTACCTTAGTTTCTGCATCTTCTCCGCGGACAACATGTCTAGCACGGAAGAACATATTAGCGGCATCTACCAGGATGTATTGTTTACCCATTTAAATACTCTTGTATAAGTTGTTGATCAATTTTTTCTTTAAAATGTATGTTGAACTCTTGTAGCAAGCTCATAAACTCAGCATACTCTTTAACCGTCATCAGCATTTCATTTTTAATGTTGTCGTCATCGGTTCTTGTTAGGATTAATAATATATGAGTATCACCTACCCATTTAACTTCAAAGTTCCAATTTAATTTTGCTGACATACACTATTATACACGATTATCAATTAAAGTCAAGCCTTCTTACGCTTTTTTGGTAACTTGTCAGCATCAGCGACAAATTTGGCTTCTTCGTCCATTTGGCCGCCAATGTTCTTGCATAGATCAGTGAACCATTTGTCTACCACTTCTTCGTCAGTGGCGCCTTCATAACCATGTTTACGCAGGAACTCAATAAATGGTTTATTCCATTCAAGTTCCATAAAGCCTTGATTTGGATTTTCTCCGTCAAAGTTTGTGTTAACAACATTGACCCAAGGTTCTTTACCTTCTTTGCCTGTAGGTTGTTCTTTTTTATTGAACAGACCTTTTAGGAAATCTTTCATACAAGTTCCTCGACAATGCCTAGTATCTCTGCGGCAATAAACAATCCGCCTACAATAGGTAAGCCATAGATACATAATGCCGCACCAGCGGCAATACGTAATCCGCTTTTAACAAGACTGACATAAAAATGTCCCTTGCTCGTATCTTTAGGTTGAACTTCCATTTTTCTTTTCCTCTAATTCTTTTACTACTTGATTAATAGTACTGGCAACATTCAATGCTGCCTGTTTGTTTAAGATCAATGAATGTTGATCTTCTCTATAACCATTAACCAATATATCCCAAGCAGCCTTGGCCCTACTAAACCCTGGTTTCCAGAATGGTGTGGTAGTATTAACATAAAAAGTCATTTCAATATCTTTCAAATCGTCGTCACTGTTTATTTCAATCCACATATGAACCTGATGATCTCCGTCATGACAATCGCAGGCAATAGTATATGATTTGCTATTGCCATAATCTGCGTCGATCATTATACCTTTTGCTGGTTGTTGTGCTTTCATTATTTCCCCCATCCGTTACTCCAAATGTCTACATGTAGTCTAGGACTATATCTGTAACCTTTTTCTAATGCAATGTCTGCAATATGTTTGCTGTTGGCAAAATATGCCGCGTCTGTGCCGCCCACTGGCATGACAAACGCGGGCCCATTAAACCCTGCATCCCTGTATTCTGCTGTGGCAGCATCTACTTCTTTAAAGTCTTCTAACTTGTCAACAACGAACTTCAAGTATGTGAAGCCACGTGTTTGATATTCTACTACTACTTCGGGACAGACTGCATCCTTCCACGACTCTCCGCTGGCACTTAGTTTAGGACTCACACTAAATGTAATTTGATCTTTACGTAAGTGATAGGAGTCTGACAAGAAACGTTTAAAGTCTTCATGCAAGTGCTGAGTGCCGTTTGTCTCGAAGGTTAGATTTTCGAGATCGCGCATCTTATTTTCACTTAGCAAATCTGGATATAGTTGTTGCCATCCCAGCAATGGCTCACCGCCCGTAATAACAAGATGTACGTCATTACCATTGCGTTGCTTCCATGCATTATTAGGAGTTAATTTAAGCATTTCATCTACGGCTTCATCAATGCTGTAATAAGGACTTAGGTGTTTAAACGCTGGATGCCAACTAGCGTAGCTGTCACAGCCTGTTTGTGCTAAAGGCAAGTCCATAAATGTTTTATACAAATGAACCTTGGCACCTATGTCATCTGGTTCTGTAGTCTTTTGACCTGCGGGCAGGCCAAAGCCACCACATTTAAAGTTACAGCCGAATGTACGAAAGAACACACTGGGTACGCCTATAAAACGTCCTTCACCTTGTGCGCTATAAAAGATTTCGCTTACTTTAATTTTATCCATGTCTTATTCCTGCGTTAGAGCTTTTTAGTTTGTCACCATATTTTAACTTCAGAAGGCACTCCATGTCAAGTGGAATATCACCTTCTATGGCATACCATTCGACTACTTCTGGATGTCCGGACCAAGTATCATAAAGGCAACGAACTCGACAATCTGGAAAATTGTCAGCCAGCCAATATTCTAACTGTTTAGATTCCCAAAAATTAAGAGAAATCAGTTGTTGTGTTTTCATCTGCTGTGTAATCGCCTTTACCTGGAATTACATTTCTTACTCCGCCTTTTGGATTGACACAATCACCAAGAACACGGAGAATTAAATGAACGTGCGGCCAGTCAACAGTCTGTCCAGCACTTTCTCCATAGTTCAATCCTACGTTAAATCCATCACATCTGCCTTCTTCTATAAAGACAGCACCTTGTTTGGTAGCGGCAGTCAAACAATCCGCAATGTCGCTGATGTCATTTGTCTTAGGCACAAAAAGAAAATGTCCAGCTTCACTCACGGGATAGTTGTCTATAAACACTATCATTTGTTCATTTTCTTTAATTGGATCACGCCATGGAAAATCTTCCATTACATATTCTTCGTTATCTGATATAGTTACTGTTGTTTTCATTTTGCTTTGCTCTTCTTTGATTTAGATTCTATTGTAGTAGGAACGTTACTTTCTGCTTTTAGTAATGCCGCACGAACATCACGTATCAATGCCTCATCGTCCCATTCTAATTTTTCAGGATAATCGTTAGTGTATGTGATAGTTAAATGACTACCTTTGACTTTGACCACTGCGGGTTCTGCAAATACTATTTTGGCGCCGCCAATAGTGCCTGGCATTTCTAAAGTAACACTGTCTGATTTCTTTTTGCGTGTAGCCATATTATTCTCCTTTAAGTTTGTTAATCATCCATATATGTGCCGCATCACGTATATACGGATATTTAGATACTAATTCCTCATCTTGGCTCATGTCCATGATCAACTGTTTCATAACTTTGATAACAGAAATCCAATCATCTGCTGTAATAGTTCCTGCTTTGGTTACGATGTCACCGTCTAATTTAAATGTAATAACAGGATCAGGATTACCAATTTGAACAGCATTAGTATGTTGCGTCGACCAACTACTACCATTTGTTCCATTAGTAGTTAGTACCTGCCCTGCGGGTATAGCGGCACCCACGAATGGCGGTATGGCACCGTAACCTGGACTAGAGGTAGCCATTGTGCTCTTCTACTTTCCAAAGTTTGATGCCTTGTCTTAATTTTTCATTAGTAGGATTATATTCATTTTTATCAATATATGCAATTCTAACTTCTACATTCATGTCTTGTAGATCACTCATAATTTGATTAACTTGATCAACCAACGACTTTAATTCATTGGCTTTGGATTCTATTACTGGATCTTTCATCTTGGTGCAAACTCCTGTTGTAGTTTAATATTATCAAAGAATTCTTTCTTTGCACCCGGATCTTCTTTAAAGAATCCTTTAAGTACAGTAGTCTGCGTCAAACTACTGTGTGCCATAATACCTCTATTTTCGCAACATCCATGTACTGCTTGAATGTACACTGCTACATTTTCTGATTCAGTTGCTTTTTGTATTTCCCTAGCAATGTCATTACATAATTCTTCTTGTAGTGTTCCTCGACGAGCACACCATTGTGCTATTCTTGTGTACTTTGATAAGCCGATCAGTTTCTCTGCCGCAATAATGCCAATATAAGCAACCCCAGTAACGGGTTGGTGATGATGACTACACATACTACGAAGTTCACTGCGAACCACGAGCATGCCTTCATAACGGTCTGTTGAATCATTTGGAAATGCTGTTGCGTCTGGTGCTGGTTCATATCTACCTGCCATAATTTCATTAAAATACATTTTAGCAAGTCGTCTTGCTGTGCCTTTACTATTAGGATCATTCTCACGGTCAATAAGTAAACGATCCAACACAGTTTCAAATGCCAATGCGGCTTCATCGATGAGTTTCTCTACATCACCTTCATGTAAATATTCACTGATGTTATCACCTGCCCAGAAGCGTTTGTTATCACGTTTCATTTTAAAACGCAAGTGATCTCCAAGGTAAGCTTCTTCATAGCCTTTGTCGTTGTCCTGCTGTTCTGCACCAACAATGATATTTTGCAGAGTTGTTAGTTCGTTTTTATCAGTCATGTCTGTTACTTCCTCAATTTTGTCTTGTTTAAATTTTAAAATGGTCCCGTGAATGAATTCATCTTTTTTAAATATAGGTTGCATATAAAGTCTCCATGTTAGTATTATACATGATTATTTAGGTCTTGTCAACGTCTTCTACGGTTATTAGCGTTTGGATTATATGGAGGAAGTTCATCTCTTCTACGACGTTGCGGAAATGCTTTGATTCTGGCAGCTTCTTCTTCTCGTTGTATTCGTTGTGTTTCACGCATGGCATCATTGATTTCAATTTGAGATTTTAATAAACTCATATCTACGCCATTATCATCGGCAACTTTGAGTATGGCAGCGATATCTTTTGGAAAACAAGCACCTGCATATCCAACATCTCCGTTTTCTCCAGGTACATTATAATGAGTGTCGCCCAATCTATTATCCTGAGCAAGAATTTCTGTGACATCATTCCATACAACACCCTGTGACTCGCACCATTTGGCAAATTGATTGTTATAAACAACTTTGGTAGCTAACCAACTGTTGGCATAGTATTTCATAGCAGCCGCACTACCAATATCAGTTCTAACAATTTTGGCTTTACTCTTATACGTCATATCACTGTTAATAACATGTGTGGTAATAACACTGGTATGTATTGGATTGCCGCCAATAACAATAATTTTTGGATTCATATAATCATGTATAGCATTTTTAGCAGTTAAGAATTCGGGCATGTGAATAAATTTAAATTTGTATTTTTTATTCATGCCACAGTTATCAAAAATGTCTTTGTACCATTTAGGAGGTGCTGTGCTTTTACTAATAACAAAACCTTCGTAGTCTTTGAGTTGTTCTAACATAGCATCTAATATACTAGTGTCACATCCACCATCTTCTTTTTGTGCTGTGGGCAAACATACATAAATCCAACCACAGTTTTCTTTAATTTGTTTTACAGTATATTGTTGCCATTCCTCAAATTTAGCGGGATCGTTGATCATCAACATATTTCTATCATGAGCAGCCGCAACTGCTGATCCTACAAATCCGTAACCAATAATACCAATTCTCATTTTATTTCCTCTGTAACTAATTCTTTAATTAAATCTAAGTGATTATATGCTTCATCTAGTGCTGGGTATTTACTACGCAGTTTCTTAGTTTCTTCTTCTTCTGCCATCTTGTTCATCGCCCATTGGGCAATCATGTTCATGTCGTAGGTATTGGTAATTTGAACAGTATTATCAATACGCATCCAACCACCACCACAGCTGACTTCAAAACATTTCATAGTGCCATTCCATTGAACAGCACCTGTTGTATTTGGAAGTTGATAACTTTGATCTATTTGATACCAACCTGGATTTGACCCATTACTTTGTATTTTAATCATTTAATATTTCTTTCATGAGTTCATCTAATGTTCTTGGTACTACTTGTCTATAAATTAGACCATTGTTTTTGTTTTCTAGAAATTTTTCAAATTCATTTATTAAATTATCAATAGGCTCCATGCCAGTCTTTTTAGTACGTTCCAATAAATTCGGATACGCTTCTTTATACCCTATAATTTTTGTAGATGTTACACCTTCTCTACCCGGCCACTTATTGTTTATAATAAGATCTTTAAACCATTGTAGTTCGGTATATGCTAATACTAATTGTGGCGTCCATTTAAACCATTGTGCAATAGCAGGTATATTTTTGTGTAAGATATACTTGTCCCAGCCAGTGTCGTGTTCTTGATCCAGCAATATCCACGGGGTATTATCTTTTATGCTACGCGACCATCTTGGATCTCCAATACCCAGTACAGCAAATCCTTCTGTGTAATCTAAAAACTTTAATTGTGGTAAACCTCTGGGTCTATCTATTTGTGATATATCACTTATATATTCTGCATCCTGTTCAAAAAACTTTGCTATATTAAAGTCAATGATATTATATTTTATACCCAATGATTCGCAGACAACAATAGCATAGCTCACATCATACTCGTTGATATAATCTTCAAATCTAAAGATATTTACTATGGGATCTGCGCCTATGTTGATGTAAGAACGCAAAACTAGTTCACTGTCCAAGCCTCCGCTGAAGTACACACATGGCTTTAAACCAGGGTAATGATCCATGGTACTGCGAGCAGCCGCCAACATTTCTTCTTTAAACGAACCAACATGTTGTACATTTGCACATTTGTAACTAGTGTACCAGCTCAAGTTGCTGGTTTGCCTGCCCCAAAGAGTGTCGCCATAACTCCACGTATACCAATTGTTTTCACTGGTCCACATGTTTATGCGTTCTAAATAATATATCCCATATTGGGAAAAATAATCCGTAATTTTTATTAGGATGTCGATGATGTATTAAATGCCATTTGCCTGATGTCAATAAAGAAAAGTTTATATTTTTATTATGTTCCAGACTTTCTTGAAGCACAGCCGCCCATACATAATACAAGATAAAAATCCACCACTGACCCGTTAACCAACTAAACAACAAAGTTGGTATTACTTCAGTTACATATAAATCCAATGTACTAGTCCAAGTATCATTAAATAAAAATAAATTATTCCAATGCCATCCCTGCATTCCATGTCTAACTATATAGCTGTGGTGATCCCAGTGCCAGTTCTTAACATGTGTAACTTTGTGTGCAATACGATGTACCCAGTATAACATAAAAGTCCATGAAAAGAAGTATAAAATAAACATTATATATTATTTAACAAAATATCTGCACTAGAAATACTTGGTCATGTCTATCTAGAACCATTTTGATACATCCTGGACTCGACTTATAATTTTGTATTTTAATCACAGTTGATTTATACCTTTATTAGTTTTAAAAAGTCTATCCCATATAGTAAATATGCTTCCGAAATTATTTGAATTATGTCTATAATGAAGCAACGTCCAGGCTCCCCATGTGATAGGAAAAATATCAAAATTTACATCATATTTTACTGATGTTTGAAACAGTGCCGCCCAAATATAATAAACAATTAATATCCATACTTGTCCTGTTACTAATGAAAACAGGATAGTAGGTACGACCTCAGTAATCCATAAATCTATAGTGTAATCTTTAGATTTATGGATTAACAATAAATGTCTTAATGCTATTCCGGATCCTTTATTCCTTATAACATATCTATGATGTTCTTTATGAATATCTTTTAGATATGGAAAAACGTGAGCAACACGGTGTATCCAATATAATACTAATGTCCAGAGTAAAAAATAAATAACAAACATTATAAATTTTTTAACAAAATATCTGCACTAAAAAAATACTTGGTCAGGTCTTCTGTTTGCTGTTGGAGTTGCGGTAAACGATGTTCATAATGATCCATATGTTGCATAATTGCAAAACATAAATTAGGTCGATGTTTGTCATATGATTCGAAACTCTCAGTCCATTCACTTGGATACTTAAATGTGTCGTAATACATTTCTGTATAACTAAGTCTATCTGGCACCATGGGGATTGCGTTTACTACTGCACCTTCATAACAACTGATACCCAATGTTTCCTGCAAGTTAGCACTGAATACCATCTTGGCTTGGCCTAACAATGTGTGATATTCATCTTTAGTAAGTTGCTTATCTTGACATACTACAAATTCATATTGTGGCAAATGTGTTTTTAAATCACGAAAGATTTCAACTTGTTTCTCAGGAGCGATACGATGTGGAAACAAAATAAGATCACGTTTGGTCATACCTTTGAATGGAGCGAGTGTATCTTCCATATACTCCATGGGCCAACCTGTACGTACAAACTTAGAATACTCTCCGCTTAGGATTTCGTCTAGTTCTTCTTCATACCATGGATTTTCTACAGTATGCCCGTTGTTCAATAGTTCTCTATTAAACATTTCTATATGAAAGTCTGTGGCAAAATAATTGTGATCAAACGCTGAAAAGAATGATTTCTCTGCATTACGTACCCAAGGCTTATTACCAACTAAACGTCCTAAAAAGTCTTGCGGATCATAACTACCGGCGTGCCATAGTCCGTGTGTGACTACTGGAATGCCCAGCAACTCACTCATATATTTTAAATTTATAATACCTGGATGCCAAGCATCAGTAAAGATAAAGTGATCGCCTGCATGAACTGCTCCGTCACAAAATAAACGGCCCATCTGCTCCACTTGTGCAGACTTATAAATATTGGTACCACCAAAATTAAGGAAAGCACCAGGAGTAGTGGCACCAGGAATATCCGTAGGGCCAGAGATAACTTGAACATCGTGTCCTGCCTCTTTAAGTAATTGCGGAACGTGATCTTTCCACTGTCCAGTATAGCGGGTGCTAACTGCTTCTAAATCAACTAAAAATATTTTAGACATTTTCGTCTCCGACATAATCTTTCCAGTCTGTGTAAACTCGACGATCCATCAAGTCATGTAGACTATGACACCATACGCCTGGGTTACTATGACCCCATGTAGTATCATCAATCTTTAGCGTGGCATTGTAGTTATATAATTTAATATACGGAAGTTTAACACTGATCATCGGAATAAACGTATTATACTCACTCCACCCTTCTTCGTTGAATGTATCAGCATATTCTACTCCGAAGTCAAGTGTTACCCAGTAACCTGCCTCTAACAATTCGATGATCATCTTATCCCATGCTTTCCAGTCATCGTAGTCTGCAGGAGTAAAACTTTGACTTGTACCAAGATAAACATGACGCAGACTATGTTCATTAAGTAGACTAACAATTTTATCCACAGGCTGAACTCCCACTACAAACAATGTACGTTCGCCATACATTGCAGTACGTTCTACTTCTGTACCAATAAAATAAGTTGTGGCCTTACGGCCCATTGTATCAATTGCCATTTTCATTCCAATAAATGTATCCTCTGCTATAACCAGCAGGACGGTCGAGGCCGTCAGCAAATGCTTGTTGCCATTCAGTGTCTCTATTATACGCTTTTGTCCAGAAACTGTCAACTATAATATCACCTTGTTCAATCCAGTAAGCCGCATCTTTCATACAGTGATAAAAGCCATCTGTTCTTGGACTAGGAAATATCATAGTACAGGCTTTCCAAAGTAGATTGCTGAAGTCTGTGCTAACTTGTTTTTGACTTCCAAATATTACTAGTGCTTCATTATTTAGAATAGGTTTCTCAAAAATATCTTTACTACTACTCAAGTCAATGACCACATCAAATGTGCCTTGATATTCTTGATGTAAAACTTCTCCCCACAAGTCTTTATTGCTATTACCCACTACTGTAATTTCAAAATCTAAATGATGAATAAGAATAACATTAAAAGCAACCCACGCAAGGAAACCACTGCCCAGTATCAGTAAACGTTTACTTGATCCAGCACGTTCTGCAATTTCTCTAATAGGCTGCTGGATAATATTGATTCCGCAGGCAACTGGTTCTAATATATATTTTGGCAGTGCTTCTGGAACAACTACATATTCTCGACTACGAACATTATATCTATCTGCATATGCTGGTTCGCCCCTAGTAGCAACATAGTCACCGATGACCGTGTCTTCGATGTTTTTACCTACTTTAATTACTCGACCCAAGCCTTCGTGTCCCTGCATACTAATAGGAAAAGGACCAAAGTTGCCCGCCATCATATCGATGTCACTGCGACATATGCCTGTCATAATACTTTGTACAGTAATTTCATTGTCATCACATTTTGGATTAATCCAAGTAGTTTCTATAAAATTGCCAGTGCCAGTTGTTTGTAGTATGCGTGTCATAAGTTTTCTATTTGTCTGTGAATCCAAAGATCCTGTTGTAATTGCTCTTTCCAGAACATATCATTATTTAGGTTTGTAACAGCGTTTTCTATCATAGCCTTATATGCAGATTCTGGACATAATCCTAACTTATGTCTAACCGCAGAATTCTTCATGTCAAAACTAATATAAACATCATCAGCTTTGTCATCTTTCCAATTGGCAGTTAATATCCAAGTAGTATCTCCGTTTTTGAATTCAAATTCACAGAAGTCGTCGACATTGTAAGTGCCGTCATGATTGACGCTACCATAATCAGTATCAATAAGATCTTTGAGTTCATGTCTTTGTATTGCGTTACCATATAGTTTATTACCTTTTGTGTAGTCTGTTAATGCCACATAGTAACTTAACATATGAGGTATCAAATCTCGACTAACACCACCAAAGGCCAGTTCCTTTGTAGTGAACCAACTACCTGGATTTGGAATACGATTTTTATTATTCCAAACAACCCTAACAGTATGACTTTGATCTGCAAGTGTTTTAAACTGTGTAATAGTATCACGATATTGATTATTCTTAACCATCATAAAACGAGTCCCGGGATAATCAGCACAAAGCCATCGCCATGCTTCGCTATTAACAACACCTGGCTTTTCAACAAATACTATTTTACTTAATGCGGCAACTTTTCTTGCTAATTTGATATGCGTAAAGTTTGGAGTACATATGTTCACGGTATCAAATTTACTGTGAACACGAATAGCATCTTCAATGTCTGAAAAATCAGCGCCTTTAGATGTATCCATGTCAACAGTAATTACTTCATAACCAAGTTGAGTTAGCACAGGCAGATAAACAGCCTGGCCGAAACCTAAGCCAATTATAAGAGCTTTTTTCATTGTGCTTCTTTTAAAATGTTTTCAGCTTCTTCCTCATCCCAATCTTCAGCGCCTTCCGCATCATTGTCACTGCCTTTGTCTTCGGCAGCAAACAAAATGTTATGAGCACTGGCACTAGTCTTAAGAGTCTTCTTGCCGTTAAAGTCAGCAAGTAATTTAGCAGCCTTGTCAAGTTCAGTAAAAGGTGTTTCACTGGTAAACACACGATTAACCAACTCTGTGATATAGATAACATTGCGTGGAACCCAATTACTAAGTTCACCGTTAGTACCTTTAGTAGGATGCCAATGTCCGGGATCTGGTTTATGTAACATACAAGCAGTATCATTTAACGCATTGGCACGTTGAACAGACTCAATGTGCTGATATACATTATGACCCATCATTAAGAAGTAAGCAAAACTATCCCACGATGTTCTACTTAACTTACCATTTTTATTTAAGTCGCCTGACTTGTAATAACAAGCATCGCCCATGGTCATGCGTTCGCCTACTGGACTGCCCCAAGGCCAAGGTATATCACTGCCAGCAAGACGTCTATCATCAATGGCCTTATCCATAATGTAACTAAAACGATTATTACGATGAACGTGCTGTGTGTAAGCCTGTCCATAAGCAGTGGCTAGAAACGGACTTGCACAGTCAAACGTAATCTTCATATTAGGATTAACGTGTTCACGCAGGTTACGTTGTACAGCAGTTAATAAACAAGCCAGTTCAAGTTTACTAGTACCTAAGAAGTGAATAACATCGCGACCGGGTTCTAATAACTTTTCATCACGTAGTTTAATAAGTCGTCGTAACATCAAGTCTGCGTCCTTCATGTTATTGCCACCCATAGCCCAGCCTTCAAATGGATAATGCTTTACAGCTTCATACCAAGTATCAGCGTCTTCGTTGGTACCACCTTGAAGAACGTTTAGGAACTTAGTTTTACCTTGACGATGTTTTAAGAAGAAATCATTGTTAAACAATGTTCCACGTAGACAATCGCCAAAGTCTTTAAGACCTGTACGTGCTTGGTTAATAGGTGCGGCACTCCAAGTAGGCAAGTCAAGTACCATGCTATAATCAGCAGTGAACTCTAGCCAGTTAAGAATTGCCATACGAGTTTTATCCGCGGCTCCTACATAACCTGCATCGCCCTGCTTTTCCCAGAAGTGCTGCCAGTCAAAATTGATAACGCCTTTACCAATCTGGAATCCGCCAGAATCGCCAAGAATAAAACTATCAGGATTAGTTTTATCACGTTGTTGAACCATGGATTCTTCGACATAACTCTTTGTTACATCCAACTGTGCATGACCCGCAGAATACAGCGCATCGGGGTAGTAAAAGTATGCCTGTTCCTTGTTAAGGAAGTTCATACCCTCAATGCCGTTTTCAAACTCTTTTGGAATTCTATTCAAAGGAACGAATTCTTCTTTTTGTTGCTTGCTGATAAAAGTTTGATAAAAACCGCTGATACTCGGCAAAAAGACTGCATAGTCTTTATTGCGTGTTTTTAAATCTACTGTACTTTTTTTACTTAACATATAATTCTCCTAGGTTGGAGACACTATTTAGGTCGTTAAACTTAAATTGGCACATAGCCGGTGTCAGTACTTTTCATTGTACTGGCAAAGCTAGTCCAAGCACTCTTATAAAGTCCCACATGGATCTTTAATTTCTTTGGGGTACGATCATTAGTAATTTGTATATTAATGTCGTATGTATAACTGTGCTCTTTCAACACAATTTCTGTGATTTCAAAACTATGCATCCATCTCTGGTCGCACATGTCTTGTAGATATTTGCAGAACATGTCTGCGGCCATGTGTCCAAGACCATCTTGTAACACTCCATCGTACATCTCACTAATTTTCAACAAATCATATTTGATATCGTTGATATTAATCATTGCACGACTTACATAAGAATTATTGTTGTTATGCACTGTTCTCACCTTACTTCTGTTCAAATTGAATGTGGCATCCATTTTCACCGTCCTCACTTACTTCTATTGTCACTGCTCTACCGGGATAGCGAGCATTAATTTGTGTGTATAAATCCTCTGCGATCATCTCGCAACTTTTAAAGTCTAATGCTAGTATAGCACCTTTATAAAGATTTTCCAACCAGCGTTTGAATTGAATAAATTCAATGTCACGATCATCATGAAACACTTCAATGGCTACTTTGAAATGAAACATGTGTCTGTGAGGATAGCCAAGAAAGCTAACATCATATTCATCTCCTGTAGCCAAGTTAGGATCAGTTAGAGCCGCTGGATACTTGTGTATGCCTTCCTTACGAAAGGTAACCCAGATCATTTTTTTCATTTCAGAACCTCGATGCTTGGATACTTCAGCGTGTGCTTTACAACAGGTCTTTCAGGCTCAGGAGTAGTAGCAGTAGCAGTAGCTGGAGCACTGACTATTTCTGCAAGACTTTCTAGCTCATCGTTGATAATTACTTCTTCAATGGGTTTTTCAGTATTTTCCATGTCGGGATTTGTTTTCTCTTTATTGAACTGTAACTGTTGATGCAAATCCCAAAATTTCCAATCAATTGCTTGAAGATGTTTTTCTATATTTTCAAGAAGAGATACAATTTTTTCTGATTGATTATCTGTCATATTATCTTTCTCGACTTGGATCTATGTCGTCTTCATCTCTATGTACAACGCTGAATGTATAACCGTTTTCTTCGCCAATAGTGCGAAACATATTCATAATCATCCATAGTTTCCAATCCATGCGATGCATGTATTCTGTGTGCTTTTGCAGTTCCAATAACATTGCCGCTTGAATTGAATCAGGTTCTGATGCTTCTGGTTTAACCGGAGTTAATTTTTTTGTTGTCATATTATTTCCTTAACGAGTATGACCTGGCAAGATGTAGTTATAAACACCAGTGCCGCTGTCGATGGTAATCATACAAGCCACTTGACAGAATTGTACTTTACATTCGCCGCTCATGCCAAGTTTAAGAATACTCAAAAACTTGTCAATGGGCCAAGCGTAGCCTTCTTTCATTGTGCCTGTTACATTGGCAGCAAAGGTCATACGTCCAAAGTGACTGCCGCCTGTGTCGCTACCAAAGATAAGAACAAGTTCGTTGTTCTCTGTCTTTACTGTAAACGTTGGCTCTAGTGCAGAATAGATGCCTGCCTTCTGTGCCATTTCACTTACTTTACTTTTCTTAGGTTCAAAGCTAATATCCCACTTAACACCTTTAAACTTGCTTTGTTGCAGTTGTGTGTCAATGATCTCTTTACTCATTAAACGATACTTGTCATTGTTGCCATCAGCATCTTTAAAGATAAAGTAATCTGGAACATCTGCACCATTTTTACTTACTGTAGATACTTCGACTTCAACGCCTTCTTTATTGTAAAGTCCAGTGAGACCATTTAAGAAACTCAAGTTACCTAAACCAACTTCACCGATTAACGGTGCCACTGGATTCTTTAATTCAGCTTCTAGGACCACGTTGCGTTTTTCGTCACAGGTCCATATTTCTGTGCTAGTATCAGTGCCTGTGATCTTTGCCAAGTCAAAAAAGCCGAGGCTGGCTGTGTGTCGCACGATATCAAAAATTGCGTCTTTCATTATTTTCTCCTATACGCTAGTATAGCGTATTTAGGTTAGTATGTCAACTGTTATAACTATCCATGTTACCAAAACATGATTAAGTTGACCTTTGATACGACATGCACCAAGCATATCGTGTATTCTATTTAGTTACGCAAACAAACTTTCAAAGGTGTTTGTTTGATCACTTGCTCGAATATCCCAATCAAGAACACCAATTAAGTTTTCTACTTTATTGTTGATGATTGTTTCTTCCATCGCACCATGGTCAAAAGGCATGTCCTTGAACCATTCTGGCAATCTCATTTCGTCAATTGGATGTGCAATACTTGTGATACCCATTGGATTGGATTTTAGTTTACAGACAATAACTTTCATACCATCCGTAACATCCAAACTTGCTTGGTCACCGTGTGCTTTCTTAAACCTATTCCAATTGATAGCCGCCATAGCATGTCCAACTCCGCACTTGCCAGTCTTCTCAAAGACTTCAGTATGTTTGGTCAAGTTGTTAACACGCTTAGGAGTACCTTTCTCCCAACCTGGTCGCTCTTTAAATGCCGTTCTAAATTCATTGATGGCATCAATAACGTCTTGCTTGTCCTGACCATTAAGAACCATTAGTAAAATCTTTTCCAAGAAACGTTGCATGAACTCTGGAGTATCTGCTCGCTTCAAATCAAGACCCATGGCCTTGATCTCACCAAGACTTCCATCAATGTCTTTACGTTTACCTTCTTTGTCGTAGATAAGAACAGCATAACGCTTTTTAGTAATAAACAAGCCTTTACTGGCAACTACTTCTCGACCAGCTTTAATAATCTCACCCAAATTAGTTGGACAGTTAAATGCTGTATTCATAAACAATGGGAAGGTAGCATTAACTTCATCAGCAACCATATCATAGAGCTCGATGATTTTATCGCGAGTCCAATCTACTTCACCTCGGTCAATCTGTCCTTTGTAAACCGGATAAGCACTAAAGTAACAACTGTCAGTGTCACCATAGATAATAGTTTTACCTTTGTGATCATACTCACCTGTGAACACATTATTAACTTGTGCTGCCATATGACGAGCAACACTACGACCCAATAGCGTTGTACTTTGACCAAGGCGAAGATCAAAGAACCTACTACCAGCATTGAGCAAAGCGCCATACAACGAGTTCAAATTAATTTTCTTAACTAACTGTCGCTTGTCCCAGTACTCAAACATGTCAGTGCCATATGCTTCTTTGGCTTTGGCTTGTAGCTCTTTACGTTCGGCATACCAGCGAGTCAGCAAGCCAGGAATAACGCCTTGGTTCTCATAAGTGAAGATTGTGCCATTGGCAGTTAACATCCAGGGCTTGCCTTGTAGATAAATTAAGTCATATGCTTCTGCCGCACTAAGTTCTGTGCTAGTACCATTCTCCCAGTCGATGACAATGTTATAGCCTTTGTTCTTGGCGGCAATTTCATTGTACTCGTGAACAGCAAACTTGCCGTCCCAATAGTCAGCAAAGCTGTTGCCACTGTCTAGCCATGCTTTAATTTCTGGTTTAGTTTGTTGTTGACGTACTTGTCCAACAATAGTTTCTGGACTCATGTTAAGCGCACGGATTAGGGAAGGATACAGACTGTTCAAGTCCATACTGCCAATCCAATCATGAACGCCTTTCTCTGGATAAGCAACATAAGCACCTGCCGCCTGTGTTTCAATTCCATCGCCACGTTTACGATCCATGACCATTACACCTCGGCCATGAGCTTCATTGATAATAGCTTGGTCAGTCATAGCAACCGCACCCATTGTTGTAAGAAACGTAACAGTATTTGCATGTGCCAATACATTAACTAAGTCAATGTATTGTAGTTTGGCATCCATCTTGTACAACAACATAGTATCTTGTCTATTATAAGCAATGAACTTTTCAAAGTCATTGTTATACAGTTGATCCAGTGTACCTTCATACTGAATTTTATTTTCACCCAGTTCAATCTCACCAACGTAGTCTAGACGATATGTGTGAAGTTCATGATATGTAAACTTACGATATAAGTCAAGATAATCTAAATGAACACGACCAATGAGATCGTATGTAGCACTGATTTTGCCATAGCGTTCATATTCACGCTTTTTAGGTTTGGCATTCCATAGACAAAATCTACGACTATGATCAGAGCCCATTAGTTTGATAACACGATTCACTGTGTAAGGAATGTCATATCCGCCACTATTCCAACCACTGACAATGTCAGCGTCTTCAATCAGACTTAAGAACATGTCTAACATTTCTTCTTCAGTGCTACAAAGAATAGTGTCATCAAATCTAGCAACGATTGCTTCGGCTTGATCCTGTGCCATTTTGTCTGGCTTGATCGCCAATGTGATTAATTTATCCAACCAGCCACAGTGTACAGAGATAGCAGTAATAGGATTAAAAGGATCGCTGGGATCGGCAAAGCCCTTAATCTTATTATAAGCAACTTCGATGTCGAAGAATGCCTTGTTGACTTTTGGTGCATCACTGTTTAGATAGTTTGTTTCCAAACAACGATTGACGGGTTTGATATCACTTTCATAAAGTTGCTTGTGACTATAAATGCGTTTTTCTTTATCAAAGGCCTTGTTACTATTTACAGCAACCTTGGTCAGTCTCTTACCATCAATGCCTGTGTATTGACCTTTATTATCTTGATAGTAAAACAAGTAATGTGCTGGGAAACTTTTATACTTCCTTACTCCGTCAACTCGTTCTACAACATTGATAAGGTCTTTATCTTTTACATAAACTGCGTCAACATAACTCATAGTATATTATATATTCCTGCAACATAGATTATTGTAACTATAAGTTGAACAATAATCAAACTCCATTTGCGCCATAGTATACCGAGAACAAACCAGCCTAGATTGCCTAAGCCGCTGATCCAAATGTTTAGTGGATAAACATTATAACTGGTCAGAGCAACTCCCCAGATTAGAATGGCGGTACATAACCACTCAAACCAGAATTGCCAAGTTTGTTCTTTTAGGAATTTAATCAAAGATGACCTGCAACTTGCAATACTTCTTCTACTTCAGTGAATGCATCTTGTTCTTTGGCAAACTCGTTTTTATAAGCAATACGCAATGCTTTTTTGAGTACGCTGGGCTTCATGTCAAGTTCTTCGGCGATGGCTTTAACTGTTTCAGTTAGTCCTTCGTTGAGTGCATTAACTTCACTTAAGACTTGAATGCCTTCAGCAAATAGTTTTTTAATTTTGGCTTTTTCATCGCCAGAAAACATACGCGGTTCCATAAACACTCCTTAATAAAATGTGTTATACTATTATATAGTATCACGCATCATCAGTCAAGTGTTATTTGGTAAATAATGATATTTCTTTTTGTCTAAGTTCGGCAAGTTCGGGACGACGTCTTCCGTTGTCTACCACCCATTTTGCCAATTCGTTGGGCACAGCATCAAAGTCACTGCGGTTGATGACTTTGAGTAAGTTACTGTTTTTGAATATTTCCTCACCTCGATCTGTGATAAAAGAGTCAAGAGCAAGTATTTGGTTTTTAGTTAGTTCTATCCGAACTAACTCTTTAATTAAAGGATTCATTTATCTTTGTTTTAGAGTTGCTTTTAATTGCCAAGCATGTTTTTTATGTGCGTCTTGACGTTCAGCTAAGAAGTTGCTTAGTCCATGATTGTGTGCAACTTCTGCTAATTCATATGCTTGCTCAAGACTAGACAATACAACATCGTTGTCTGCTAATAATTTTGCTAACATACCTTGTGCATTAAGAATTTGTATTTCATCGTCTAAACTAGTTAGTTCACTGAAGCGAGCAAAACTAGCAGGAGCATAAGCATCCAAGGAACGAATTTCTTCTGCAAACTGATCTATACTTCCGTAGACTTCGTTGTATATAGTATCAAACAATGCGTGATATTGTGGAAAATTAGGACCTTCAACGTTCCAGTGAAAGCCCTGTGCTTTTAAATAAAAGGCAAATGTATCTGCCAGTGACTTTTTCATTGCTTGTACTAATTCATCCATGATTTGTTATCCTGTTTATTTACTATTCTTTTCTAAATCTTCGCCTACTAAACGTCCTTTGAAAGGATGTTGCTTGGGACTTGTGCCTAATACTGTGCCAATCTTCTTTGCTCGTTCTTCGCCGCCAACTTGTCCTACACGCTTTTGATCAGCGTCTAAATCTTCACCGATCTTTTCGCAGTCGTTGACACGCTTGCCTGCATTCTTGCCTGTGCCGGGTTGTGTGCCAACTTTTCTATGGCCAGGCCAACAATTTTTAGGACCAGCTACACCTTCGGAGACGAAACGCAGAGTTTCAATCCATTCACGAACTTTCTTTGGACGGCCTTTGCCGCTTTTGTAAGATTTCAATGCATCTAATGTAACCAATTCACTGGGTTTATCAAACATAACACCTTCGTCATTTTCCCACTTACCGACTACTAAATATTTTTTACCTTTTTCAGTAACTGCCATAGCACCAGTTCTACCGCCAACAATTTTACGATCGCCGTGTGTGCGTTTAGATTTATGATACCAGCTAGAATAATCACCGAATTTAGTACCTGCTTCATCCGAGCCTGTAACCCCAGCATTGGGACGGCCTACGCTACGTTTGACCGGAGATTTGCCTTCTGGATCTTTAGTTGGCTCAATGGTTTGACCAGTGTCTGAATTATATTTTCGGCTATAAACTGTTCCGCCTGAATCGGGATTTTTTGATCTAGAAAACTTACCAGTAGCACCTTTTTCTTGTTCAGCACTGGCTTTGACGCCGGCCATCATCTCGTCCCAACCTTCTTTCATTTTTGTTTTTTTAGATTCGTACATACTGCTTTCCCCCAGCGGAACATGTACTGCAATTACTTCGTTGCCTATACGATTTTTACCTTCTTTTCTGACTTTGTCTTTACCATATTTTTCTACAGCTTCTTCATAGCTCATGCTAGTTTGTTTCCAAACTAGTTCTTTAGGATCTCGTACTCGACCATTTATAGTAGATGCTTCGTACATGCTTTCTTGACGTGGCATACTGGGCATTGTTGCTGTTGGTAATGCAGGAATATCAGGATTGCCGCCGCCAGCATAGTCATGAACGTCACGGTCAAAGCGCATGTGAACCCATTCATATGGATCACCGTCTCGAGCTTTTTGTACACCATACGGCATTTCACCATGGTCGCTGTAGTAATCAAACAATGCATGATATAAGTCATCGCTTAGTTCTTGTCCAGCTAAGAAGTTTTTAACTTCGTGCTTGAACTTGCTGACAATGTGACGCATTGTGTTATCGTTTTCCATGACCATTGTTGGATTTAGATTGGCCAGGCCTTCTAAGAATTGTTCGCTGGTGCCATTGGCAACTGCGGTTTCATATAAACCAAGAACGTACCTAGCACTGTTAATGCCCAGTTTAACTTGAGTGTTACCTACAGTAATAACTGCACCTGTTTTATTGGTAACAGCTTCAGAGATCTGTTTTAAGTTATTTGTACCTTGTAGGGTATTTTGTTGATATAGTTCAAATAGTTTCATAATTAACTTTCGTAATTCTTAAATGCGAAAACCTTTTGTAGTCTTTCGTATGCTTCTGTATTTATTTCTTCGCTGACTTGGTCAGATTTTTTAATATTAACCGGCGTAAGTTTTGGGCTTGGCCTTTTTGCTTCCGCCACACCTTGCTGACCCGACATATCCATGATTTGTCTAACATAGAAATTGTAATGACCGCGACGGCCATTGTATTCTCTATCACCAAGCACAGTTTTTAATGCTAGTACAGCATCATTCATTGATGAACCACGCATTATTTTTAATGCGTCAGTGACCAGTGAATCAACTCGCTGTGAAGCTTCTGTTACATCTTGATCTTTGCTTTTCATATAATCACGAACAGTATCTAAATAGTCAACTGCTTTAGTAATCTTTGATTGAACCCATTCTGGCAAGTTCTCATCGCTGGTTAATATACTGCGTAGTTCGCTGGCAGCATCAGCGGCAGTGGCAAGATCTTGTCGAGCCATATCGCCTTCTTGATCATATTCGCCAGAGTCTTTATTATCAGTAATACCTTCTGACAAATCAGCGACTGCAAAGCCAATATAACTATTACCATTTTCGTCACCTGATTGTACAACAAAGGCACCGCCTTCTTCTGATTCTAATTCGCCGATTTCCCAACCCATACGGTCTAATATTTTTTCAACTTGTTGTTGTGTAGCTTCATTACCATTATACCACATTCTGGCATATTTGTGTAATGTATCTTCTTCACCACCTGAACCATCGTCAGGAGCAAACTCTTTAATTGTTTTAACTTCTTCTTGTAGCTTGGCAATCATTGTATTACGTTGTTGATGTTGTTCTTCTGAAAGAGTATTAACGTCTAACTTGCTTAAACGATCTGCTAGTTCATAAAGTTGTCGGGCTCTTTGCTTATCCATTGTTATTTCCATTTTCTAAAACATTAGACTTATCTTTTTTAGTTTTAAATTCTTCAGCTTCCTTTTTAGGACGCTTGCGAGTCATTGCCATGTTGCGTTTCATGGGCACAGCAAATAAATTGCTGGCTGGAGCAGAAGCTACAGCACCACTGCTAATGCCGCCAACGCTGCCGTCTTCGCTGATAAGTTCTTTTATTTTCATATGTTTATTTATGCCAATTTGTGTCAATATAACGTATTATTTTTTCTTAATACTAGTTAACTGCTTTAATAATGGACCAGTTTCAATGTAGTTTCTAAAGTACCAACCCTCTTCGCCAGACTTTGAAACTTTGCTTTTACGATATGATCTTATTCTTAGGAATAATTGTCCGCTGTTAGCGTCAAATACTTCTACAATAGGTAATCCTGATTCATCTTGTTCTACATATCTTGCATCAAGATCTATATCTTGTAACTGTGATTCTAAGTTGGCAAAGCTGGAAATAGAGTAGCTACCTTTTTCCAAGTTAATTAACACAATATTAGGATTTCCTAAAGTAGCAAAATAATTAATAGCCTTGATAAAATCGCTGACATATAAATATTCTTCATCGTCGTAATTGCCGCTTAATAAACTACGTAGCAAATCAGTGACTTCGTGGTACATAAATTGAAATGCACCCATGAAAGAATCGTAATTAGATTTTGCAGTCATTGATTCAAATTCTTCTTTAAAAGGTACAACATCAATACCTAATTTACTCCATAATTCATCTTGAGCTTCAAATGCAGTCCTGCCCTTGGTATCATCGGCAATAGTTGTACCGCCGCCCACTTGTGCAATTTGATCACTGCCTGCTTTAAGACTAATATTAAGTCGTTGTTCGTGTTGCTTGCCAGTTTTAGGATCAGTGACAACAACTTCAATGTCAGACTTCTTACCTGTCTGATCACTCAAGCCATCAGTGATAACATGAATAATATCAGGTTTACCATTTAAATAAAAGAAAGAAGCAAATTCTTCTGCATCTGCACTATTTGCATACTCTACAGCGCCACTAATTTCTTTATTCAATAAAGGTCGTTTTGTAGTATCCATAATTTCTTTGAATGGACCTTCTTTTAATTTTAATGTGAAGACAATACTGTCTTTAACAGTTGCTTGGTTAACATCTTTTACTTTAACAGTGTATTCACCCCAGGTATCTTCTTTATCTTTACCTCTAACAGTTTTTTGTAATTGTAAACTATCAATAACTCCCCAAATATCACCAGGAGCGATAGTTTTAATTTTTCCATTAACTCTTGCTCGCATTTTAGCAAATAATGCCGCGCCAAGAATACCCTCAGATATATCACCTCTATTGCCAATCTTATCTGCAACATCGCCGGCCAACGCACCAAACTCTCCGGTTTTCTTTAGATTGGATAATGATATTGGCCCTTGATCAGTGTTAACTGAAATTGTTTTACCGCCAAACTGACCTTGCGCCATTAAATCTCTAATACGTTTAATTTCTGTTTTGTCAATAATTACTGATCGTCCGTCTACTGTTGGAAATGGCTCGCCGGCAGTGACTTTCCTGGCAAATATATCTATCCTAGGTACATTTGTCCTGCTGTTAGGTTTAATCAACTCTGACGGAGCTAAGTTCGGACCTTCTAATAAATTTTTAAGTTCTAATAATCGCATAATAGTATATTTATTCTTTATTCTTGTTCATCGGTGTGAGCTAAACAGCCTTCCCAGAAACTGTTATTACTGTAGGGACATAAGTTAGGATCTGTAATATCTCTGTCATCGGACCACTTATATCCAGCGGCATGCCCACTACAATCCTTGGTACAAGGATAGCCTTTGAATACGCCCGCTTCTAATATATTTTTCCATAGAGCATTTAAACCTTCTAACATCCCAGATTCATCTGCTCTGCCGTTTTTCATATTAGCGCACCAGTGATACATCTTAGCACGTTCACCACTTGCATTTTTTGCTTTTGATCTTAGATCAGATACACTTCCGTCACAGCTTGCACCGCTACGTTTTACACGTCCAGGACTGCTTTTACCTTTTACTCGACCGTCTGCGAAGTTTTCTGCCACACCTTGTTCTACGCTTTCACTTTTGTATGTGGCTCCAGTGCAGACCCAAGCAGGGCCTGTGTATCCTTCAGGAAATGTTTTTAGATGCTGAATAGTTCTATGCCAACCTTCAATCAAATCATAACCGTTTGATAATTTAGCAACAATAATTGGTTCTGCACTCACACCCTTTTGCTGAATCATTTGTGATTGTAGTGCGTGTCTTTCAGCATCACGCGGCACTTGAAAAGGATTGGAACTACCGCCTTCTCGACTAGCAAGCATACGCTGAGTCTTTGGTGTAAAGATATCAAATGTTATAGGCAGTTTAGTCAGTGTCCATTTACAATTACCAAAATCTTGTTTATTTCTTTTTAGAAAATCATCTAACTCTGCTTGGTCACGGATGCCCTTGGCTTGTGCATATAAGAAGTCTTTCAATACATAATCAGGCCAAGTTGGAAACTGTTGCTTCACAAAAGCAAATAAACTATTTCTAGCTTCCGCCATGCCTTGTTTCTTGATGGGCTGACCCAGGAGAACATTACCATCATACTTCAATCTACAAAAACGATTAGAATCAGGATCTATGTTATTTTCTTTGCACCACTGATCTTTCATAGCACTGGCTCGTTGTTCATTGCTAGCGGAAAATCTGTATAAAACATTTTTATAAGGCCCTAGAATGACCCAAGTGCCATTTGGGCTACTGGGTGGCAACGGATCTCCTGGATTCATCCAGACGGGCTTTTTCAGTGTCGATTGTGATGCTGGACCCGGATCTATATTCAAATATTTTACAGAATAGTCTTGTGCTTGTTTAACACCAGCAGGTCCTGCCATGGAATCAAACGCAGGTTGACCACGTTTGAAATTGACCTGTTCACCAACTTCATCCCATTCTCCGTTTACTGTTATGTCTATCAACTCACGAGCCGTACCTGGAAATTCTTCAAATCGTGTGACACCTAGTCTGCCCCACAAATTCGGTATATCTCTGTGACGACCACGTGCATCTATGTATTCGTTGGTATCTCTATCACGTACATAGGCATGTACTATCGAGTGGCGGCTGATATCTTTTGAGATTTCTTCTTGTTCTTGTGGATTTAGATTTTCCCACTCGTCATCATCCAGTTGCATGTCCGGTACGCCTGCATCGGCGTTGTATTCCCATATATAGCCTATTGGATATCTTTTAGGATTGAGTTGATTTATAGCAACGGCCAATATCATGCATTGTCCTTGCATGTAGGCTGCTTGTGCTTCTGCTCGAACGGCATCTTCATCCAAGCCTTCTGCCATGGTATGCTCTAGTATTTCATCGCCAAAATTTTGATTAAAGATTGCTGGTGGTATTGCGTTCAATGCACCAATCCAATGAGACTTGCCTCCTGGAAACCAGTTGGGGTTGTCTGTAAAATATCCAAATTTGCCGTATACTGATTGCAGACTATTAATTGACGTTGACGTTACTAATGGATTTTCAAAAGGTCTTTTCACACCAAATTGTCTAACAGTGAAGTCAATGGCACTGCCATTCACTATGGGCATGATGTGGCCATTGCCCTGGCCAGGCTTACCTTTCTTACTTTGGAACTGTGGATTCTTGGCAATAAAATCAGCACTGGGAGGAGCCAATGAAACTACCTGCGTTGGAATTTTATTTTGTTCTGCCCATCGTACAAATGCTCTGGTCACAGTTTTACAATCGTGTTGTTTGTATTTTTGTCCTATAGGACTATTGACAAAGGATTGAATAATAGTTTGAAGGCTGTTACCGGAATCTTCATTGACATCCGTGGGCATGAGTTTAGCGATACGTGGCTTGAATAAATGTTGATCACCTTTGGAAGTTTTTAGCACAGGCTGATTATTGTCATCAGTTGTAAACCCTTTAACTTCTGCTCTGCGATTTTTAAACTTGCCCACAAGAACTTCATCGCCCACATCAATGCTAGGCGGCTGATATGATTTGTCTTCTTTTAATTCTAGTAGTCTCATATTAGCTCATTATGGGCACAACTTCAATTTGTACCAAGTCTGTGTTCGGGGCATGTTGTCTTATCCATTGTAAAGCGACACCATTAGCATCTGACTGCGAATTACCAATGCCGCTGAATCTATATAATTCTTGTCCAGTGTCGACATTCATTACTTTCCAAGCACCTGTAAACGTACCAGGTGTTGCACGTTGTTGCTGTAAGTCTGTTGTGCTACCTGGTACAGGTGTAAAGTTCTGTTCTATATCAGGCTCAATATCAATAACGCCGGGAATAGGTCTTACAGCGCCAGGCCTTCCTGAACTAGCAGGACGATCAGGAGTTGCACGCCATCCATTAGCTCTAAAAAACTCTGCTTCAGTTGCCCCATTTGTGTTTAAATTCCATTCACGTCTAACTTGTTGCATCGCTTCAAATTCATCAAAAGCAACAACTTCTACACCCTGTCTTTGATATGGAGAATCATTTGATCCGAAAACCCTCCAAACAAAAGGCGTCATGAGTCTACTAGGTAAGGGTTCACGTGCTAAAGGTACTGTACCGACACTACCAGCTGGTTGTGGCTCACCTGCTGTGGCACGGAATGGATTTGCTAGTATAGGTTCAGCAACAGAATCACCCCAACGTCTTATACCAAACATACGTTTTGCTTGGCTTGGTTGTAGTTCATGCGGGCCGTGATTAATATAATCATCTAAGAAAGTCAGTGCTTGTTCATCTGTTGTAACATCTATAGGAACCGGAGATGACAATCTTCTATTTCTATCCAAGTTAAACAATTCATAACGGTTCTTGTCAAATCTAGGACGACGATATAAGTTCACTGAAGAAGTGTTACTAATACCATTGGCATAACGCCAGCTTCTATAATCTGCGCTAGTTGCATCATAGTTGTCCATTGTTCCATCGGCGTCTGCACTTTTAAATGTACCCAGTGTATTTCCGGTATTTCCGTCATATACTTCCCAGTTGTCAGCATTATCGTCAAATGGGCGAACTGGATAAACAGCGGCAGCGGCTAATGCACTTAATTTCTGGTTCCAGCTACTGGCTGCTTTTTGTAATGCTTCTTCTTTTGATGTAGCAACAACTTCAACGCTGGCACCACTCTTTCCACGGCCATTCAAATCAACACGATACCACATTTTCTTACCGTTGGGTTCTTTGCCTGCCTTACGTTCAAACTGTGCTTGTTTAATAAAACTCTTCAATGCACTTTGAGGTAATTCACCTGCGGCATACTTGGCAAAATAAACCATGGTATTTGTAGTATCTTTGTCATTGCCTGCTAATAACTTATAAAGTTTCTTGGCGTATTCTTCTTTGTATTTTGTTTCGTCTGCGGCAGCATCCATGGCAACAACAAAACGCAACAATGTTGTTTCAATCTTGTCAAAGTTACTGTTTAACCAATCGCCGCCTGGACTACGGAATTCGATATATCCGTCTTTGGTATTAACACTGGTATACTTGCTTGTGCTGCCACTGTGTATTAATTTTGCGGCACTGGTGTTTAAGTGCTCTTTCATAGTGTCTAACAAACGTTTGACATCTTCTGGACGCTGTGTGATATTATCTTTAACAATCTTTAATGCGCTTTTGGCATAAGTGTTACCACTGCGACCAAAGTTTTCTAAAACATATTCGTCGCCCATTAGAATAGCAAGTTTGACATAATCTAAGTTTTGTAAGTCACCCTGCCAAGCTGGAACACTGACATTGATGTGTAAGCCCGTGCTGTCATTTGTATAACAGCCAAACTTATCTGCCCATGCTTTAACTTTTTTCAAGTCATCCAATAATTCATCAATGGGCAATGCTGGACTGACAAATTCTAAGCCGCCGTCTCCGGACTCATCTGCTTCTAAACTGCCATCAGGTTCTACAACATAGTGTAATTCTGTGGCACTGGGTCTTGTTATACTACGGCTGTGATAATTGTCGCTGGCTTGTACTTCTTTACCAATGGCACGACTAAAACTATCAGCGGCATCTTGTATACTAACGTCACCTCCGCTGGTATCTGGATTATGATAATGTGGCCAAACAATGTTATAATTCTGTTCCACGTCAACCATACTTTCCATAGCTTCATGTTCGAGCCATTCACTTTCCATGTCTGCATCTCTGTAGAAATTGTTAGTAAAATCTTGATAAGCATCGTCATACCATGGATCTATTCTATCTTCTGAGACTTTGGCGGCAGCATTTCTGTAATCTTCTTTAGAGGGATCAGGATAATCTCCGCTGGCGCTGGCAGCTACTTCTAGTATACCAAATACATCGCTGGGCGCGGCATTATAGCGCAGCCAATCATATATCATTTCTTCTTTATCTGATTCCCATCGATCTCCAGATTGAGTGCCCAGCCAATCAGTATAGTTATCTGTCATTTGATCACGTAGGCGTTCTGCATCTCTACGACTATTAAAATCACCATCGTAGAAGAAATCATAGGCATCTTGAATACTGCGAACGCTTTCATCTTGTTCGTAGTCTGGTTCTTGGTAGTCATCACCTTCATCACTTTCGGCAGCACCCGGAACAATCATTTCAAATTCCATGCCTGCCTTGGCGCCGATATCTTTGGCAGCACGACGTAGAGCACTGGGGCTCATGTTTATTTCGTTGAGTAATTGTTCTTTTAGTTCTAAGTATTTCATGATACGACTTTCGTTGTAATCTTATATTTATTGTAATAATTATGTATATCAAAGATCACAGTTTTGTAATCATTGTGTAGCCAATGATATATATAAAACTTTAACAAGTTAGTTGAATCTTTATTAAATCTAGTGGCATTTACTCTTGCTATAGATAAAGCAGGATAACGTTGTTTTAACTTGGCAATGATTGTTTCATCGTAATCGTCTACGATAACATCAATAGTTGTATAAGTTTGATTTACTCGTCTCATTGTTGTTTCTTGTTAGTCAAAGACCAACCTTTGTCATTTGTAGATTCATTGGCACTGGAAATCTGTTTTAATTTGTTTTGTTTTAACCATAGTTGAAATTGTTCCGGACTTCTAAATCTTTTATCTACAGTGGGTCGCCCGTTTTTATCTTTGTTTTTATCAAACCAAGTACGTTGTTTTGCCAATGTGGTAGGATCTTGAGCATTTAGATCACCAGCAAAGTAATCACGCATAGTTGCTAAACTTGCTTCGTCCAAATCTTGTTCTTTCATCATCCAATCGGGTGGTGGCGTTTTAGTTATATATTGACTGGCAATTTTTCCATTTTGTGTTACTGTTATACGATATTCGCCATCAGCATTTGGTCCAGTAACATCTGAAATTCTCTTTTGATTGACAGAAGGGCTTCCTGTTTGTTTTTGTATAGTTTGATCAGATTTTACATGACTTGCGTATTGACCTGAATGCCAACTAGGATCATCCATAGAAGTGCCGGCCTGCGCACCACCAATGGCGGCTGCCCCTAAAGCAAGGCCTGCGGCAGTATTTTTAAGCCAGCCTTCATCTGTTTCTTGTTTTGTAGGAACATCAAATACTGTATAGTATCTCTGTGTCTTTTCATTCCATACTGTGCGACCTTTAACACCACTTAGTTTCTCTTGACTTGTCATTTGATCCCAAGTCTTGGCTACTGTTTGTTGTTCTTCCGCCATGCCTTGCTTTTGAGATTTCTTAGCCGCCTGATAGAAAAATCTCAAGTCTTGTTTCTCATCAGGGAGAACAACACCTTCGCTGCCATTTTCCAAAGATTCATAAAATATTTCATCTATCAAGCCAACTACATCGGCCAGGTGAAAGGGCAATGAGGCAGGGTCACTGAGATCTTGTTTGATTTGATCGCCAGCATAACTTTGTGGAGTATAATTCTGTATCAATGACACTAATAAGTTGCCATCATAGTTAGTTTCTGTATCCGAGCCTTCCGCCACACCTTCTTTGGGTTCGTCATTTCTAAATTCTTTTGGATTATATACAGGAGATTGTTTTTTTGTTGGCGATTTTTCTTTATTTGGTATAACTAATTTTTTTAATTGTTGCATTAATCCAGGACGTTTAAATGGCAAAACATCACCTTCCGCCACACCTTGCTCTTTAACCTTCTTAACACGTTTAACTGGTAATGGATATTTCTCAACTGCTTGTTTAACTGTGTCAAAGTATGTTAGTCCTGCGACCTTTGATTTAGGATCTGTGCCACTGGCGTGATAGAACGCAACTCTGTCATCAGCACGAGCCGCATCACGCAATGCTGTGGCACTACTTACACGGGGACTTGGCTCATGAATGATTTGTGCAAACTTATAATAACCGTGAGCACCTTCTACACCATTGTATTGATTTAATAATTTACCACTCCAAGCCCAGTCAGCGGCATCGGTGATATACGCAACTGTGGCACGTTCATTTTTACGTGTCTTCTTAAAGATATAAGCTGCCAATGTCAATACGCTGGTCTGTGCTACAATATGTCCTTGAATGGCGGGATATATCTCCGTCATCCAAGCAGACTTTTGCTCAAAGGTCAGTGGATCGTTAGGACCAAGAGTAGTGGCATTAGTTCCAATGAACCAATTTGCGCCAGCTTGTTCCACTGTGCGCCATACTTCTATGTGTCCTTGATGTGCAGGATTAAATCTGCCAAAGGCAAATGCCACTGTGGCACCTGTTGATTCTACTAATACTTGATTTATTTTCATCCTGGTGTCCACCTTTTTCTCGGTACAAACTTCACGTTGCCGAATTGTTTATTGCCATCTGCATAACGCACACGGCCTTCGCCATTTGTATCCCAGATATCTGCTTTTGGTCCTGCTTCAATTTGGTCAATGACATGGTCTTTTAATATTTGTACAGCACGAACAATTTTAAATATTTCTTCTAATACATTGTTCTGTGCTGAATCTAATTCTTTGATCTTTGCTTGTTTTGGCACACTGACTTTACTGGTCATCCATTGAAAGAAATGCGGTGTGCTTAAATTATCTAACTGTTTTGCTTTTGCACTTTGATTTACATAGTTATAAATGATCTGCTTTAAGTCACTTAATCCGGGTACACCTTGTAAGAATGTATCAACTTGCTTGGCATGTTGCTTGATGTGATTCTCTACTTGCGATATCATACTATTATCAACTTGAACCGGTGCTACATTGTATATAGGGCCTAATACAATTAATTTTGGATTAGCATTAAACATTGTAAAGTCTTTGATGGGAATCTGTGCCGAATCTGGAGCACCGTGTTCAGTAAAGTAAGCATGGCCAACAACCATAACTTCTGCACCTGCAATTCTACGTCCTAGATCACTGTCTGCTCGCACATGATATGTTGTTTGACTTTTTGGATTAGGATGGAAACTATAAACACCATCCACTAACTCCGGTGGACTTAAAAATAGAGAATCAGCATATACATAAAATGTACTGTTACCATCTAAATCTTTGGGAGTACCCGGTTCAAACAATGTTGCCAAGCTAGCAAACTTATCTGCAAACTGCTGACGGCCTGCAACCTCTTCTGGAGTAACCGCTTTACCACTAGACATAATAAAGTCTGATACATCCGTTGGATTAGCAGGCTTTGCACGTCGACTCCACTGATTATGACCATGCGGAGGAACAAATACACCACGCTCACGCCCCCAATAGATTTGAGGATTACCATCCCACTTCATACGCACACTGCCACTACCTTGTTCTGTGTTCATATCTTTTAAATGTTCCAATGCTTCAATGGTACCAGCACTGCCATAGAAGAATACAAGATCCTCTAAGTGATTAAAAGCACGACCCAGCTTGGGATCCACTGCTTCCATTAATTCTTTTAGTTCCAATAATCTCATTCAGGACTCCATTGCATACTTTTGCTGCCTTTGACAGCGGGCTTAAATCCCCGACCTCGGTAGAACTTGGTTAGCTTACTTTGACTGACTTGTCCTTTATCCCATGGGAATAATGTAAGTGCAATACCATCTTCACTGGCCAAGCTCTGTAATTCTTTCATGGCACGACTGCCTACTCCTGCACGTAGCGGATATGCTTGAAACCATTTTACTTCCACTGCGCCACGTTTGCTAAAACTTGGAACAAGTTCAAACATGGCAAACTGTTGATCATCGCCTTGACCACCCATGGGCATGACGTGATTGTTTTGAAACTGTTGCGGATATAAATCATAGACTTTTTGAATCCAAGACTTGGCGGCCGAATTGTCAGCTAGTTTGATTCTTGTTGTCTCTTCGTTTTCTGTTAATTCTTTAATTAGCATACTATTATCCGGTAAACGGGTCAGTGATAACTGGTGTGTCGCCACGACGCATGACATTTTCAGTGTGTAAATCCCAACCCAGTCCTTGACTTTTTCCAAATTGAAAAAGCTCTTGCATTACTGCAAATAAACTTGCATACATTTTCTCTACTGCTGAATTACTTAGTCCTTTTACGATGTCGCTTTCTCTGCCCGGTCCTTCAAAATTTGTCCAAAACTCAGAGTCAAGCAGTTGCTCTTTAGCGTCTCTCCATTTCATAAAAGGTATAATGGACAAATCGCTGAGTGCCCATACCATCTGTTCCATAAAGCTGTTATTGACAATGGGCTCAAGATTCTCCATTGATATTTGTCTATAGTCTACTCCATTCAGTGTAAACACAGTATGATCGGCGCCACCAATGCTGATAAATCTTGGCAGGAATGGCGACTTCTTATGTGTGGTATAAAACTCATAAAACCCTAAAAACGATGCGTCTCCTTCTGCTCGAGACAACTCCTGCGGCATGATGATTTTAATAACACTGCCTTCTTCTTTGGTCCATACAGTTGCATCATAGCCGCTGCCAACACTCTTGTACCCTAGCTGTTTTAATTTTGCTATAATTTGTTTACTATTGGCAGAGTCTCGATCGTACTCACGTAAAATGTCGTTTATTTTCATAATTTGTTTAACATATTACGGAACCATTCATTGGTGCCAACACGCAGACTTTCTACACGTGGCGCACGTTCTCTCCATGCTTTGTCGGCCTTGGCTCTGGCCAATAAATCTTGTGCTTTTGCACTTGGTAGCGCAGCCAATATAGATTCTACACTGCCTAAATCTTCTTCACCGTATTGCGGCCCAAGTAATACTTTTGCTATATCATCAAAGTCATCGGCGACCATGTCGCCTTTTTTATTATCGGGAGTACGTTGGAATAAACCTTCCCAACCACTCCACATCATATTTTTTTCTTTGGCCAACATAGATATCATTATTTGTTTGCCCACTCCTTTGTATGTGCTACCTTGAGGAATTTTATGCTGATGATATTTGCTTACTTTTGCTACTTTGTATATACATTCCAAGTCTACTTGATAAAACTTACCTTGATAAGGAACACGCATAAAAACATTTATACCCGCTCGTTTTGTTTGATATCCTTTACTTTGTAGATGTGCTGCCAGCGTTCTGCGGGCAGCATTTTCTATAGTATCTTTTTTAACAGTGGGGTCAGGTTGTACATCGAAACGATCAATGATATCTTGTAATTCTATTTGTAGATCTAAGTCTCCGCTCATTTGCCCTGGAGTCGGATGAAAGCCGCTGCCAATCATAACGGATGATAGACCCATAGAAGATAATTCCTTATCTACAACAGCCTGTAAAGCGGTGGCTTCTTTTTGGTCATATTCTTCGGTGTCTGCAAATACATCTCCGCCCTCATTTAATATCATACTAACTCCAATATATAACTAGTATTTATTAGAAATAATACATTTAATTGATATAAATTATAGTCGTAAAAAAGCCCCTTGCGGGGCTTTCTCATTGTGAGCTGGGCTCTATTACATACCTGCAATTCTAGTTCGGAATTCATCAAAGTCTGTACTCATTGCAACAACTTGTTTGAGAGTAGCTAAAGAAACAAATGCTGTTGCTCCTGTACTGTCAACAATATCCCCACCTGCTGGCAATGTTAAGTCACCGTCTGTGCCAAATGTCCATTGTTTAGCGTCTGCTTCAATTATTAAATTAGTCTCAGTTGTAGATATAGTTGTATCACTGTCTACAACACCATACTCAACAGTGAATACTGTACCAGTGTTTGGTCTATTCCCGCCCAATCCATACCAGCTATTAAAGTTCCAATAAGTTCCATCGTCGCTGACTAAACTACTAACTCCGTGACCACCAGGTGCTTGTGCGGCCGCTGCCAACGACCCAGCATCACCAGCAGTCCATTTCAATACGAAATTAGGATCAGCAAAAGGAATTACCAACTGTGGATTAGCCGATTTCAAAATTCTAAATGTAAACGGATTAGCATTAGAGTCTGCTATAGTTCCTGTCTCCGTTTCAGTTACAGTGGTAACTGGATTGTTTAATATGATATTTCTTGGAGCAGTTAAGTCACCATCAGTGTCAAACGTCCAAGTTGCTTCAGTACCAAAGCCAGCTCGTAGTTTAATTTTCTGGTAAGGTCCGCCAAAGATATTTACTGCGCTGTTGGCACTATTGACTCCGTAATCAACTGACTCAACATAAGCATTACCAGCTGAGTTTAGAATTATTTTGCCGCCATCAACTTGGAGATTTCCTGGAGCAGTTAGTTTGCCATCTTGACCAAAATACCATTCCTTACCATTTGAATTAATTGTGGTACTAGTAGTAGAACGAATAAGGCTAGTGGTTCCGTTGACTGACGGGAAATCAACTGATCCGTTACTGCTAAATTGCAATAGCATTCCGTTGGCATCAAGCCATATTCCAGCCGGGGATTGAATAATTCCAACACCTGAATTACTAGTTGGCAATGTTAAATCACCATCTGTGCCAAAAGTCCAACTTTTATTTGATGCCGCTGTTATCTTTATAGATTTGGCCAAAGTCAGCAACTCCATACCAATGTCGTCGTTGATAGGGTCACTGTAGAGTATCTTAGGATAAACTCCGTCGCCAGCATCTGGAAAACTCAATCGTTTATTACTCGAATCTAAATCCCATTCGTTTGCGGCTGTTTCATCTCCTGCAAAAATAACGCCATTGCCATTTGGCAACTTGATAGATTCTGGATTAATCTTAAAGGTGTTATTTAGCCCTTCGGGTCCGGGCCCGCTAGCAGAAAGGTTAACAGTTAATGATTGATCTACGGGTATAGTAATGCCCTTGCCAGTTGAGATGGTATTGTCTGGGAATGTTATATTACCATCTGTGCCAAATTGCCATTGGGGGCCGGCGGCAGCATTATCAGATGTAATACGAACCGTGCCGTCTGCCTTAAGATCAATATCGTCGCCTGCTTCCATCCATATGTCGTCTGCGCTTATTATACTAATGTCGGCATCAATTCCAGGCTCGGTTCTAGTTGTTTTAATATTGAAATCTTCGTCAACCGCACCCCATAGAGTTCTTTCGCCATCTATTACTGGGAATGAAATCATTC